TTGTAATCCTGGGCGCAAGGATCATGGGAATCAAGAGTGTGAGAATATTCCTTTTTACCCTTGGTCTTTTGAAGAGCATATACGACTGACAGATAAATTTGGTTATAAGTTGTTAGAAGTTTCTTGGGACACCAACAATAGAATCTACGCCGAGTGGCTTAAGATTTAAATTTTTAATTATATTATATATTGTAAAGATTAAGCACCTACAGGAACTACTGTAAGAATCACTGATGGGATATCTGGCACACCATCTGCGGCTGCCTGTGCTAATATTTGTACATCAGCAGAGGCAGATTGCCACATCAATCTGTAGTAATCGCCGGCTGTGGCATCGACAACAAAGTTCCACGCAGCCACTGCTTTGGCATTATTGCCAGTGAGATATATAGCTGTAGCACTATTAGCGACTGCTGTTCCATTCTTGTCTAACCAAATATAAATGTCATTGGCACCGCCACTGGTTTTGTTAAGCTGAGCACTAAACTGAATGTTATAGATACCTGTGTCGCTGATGGTAATTTGTGTGTTGCCCGCAGCATTAGCAGTAACTCCGTTGTTAATATCTGTAGTATTGTAACTCATAGGAATAGCATTACCTACATTACTATTGGTTTGTGTAGTGGTATCAAAGAATGATCCATAAGTTGGTGTAGCAAGATTGCCAATAAAGAAATTACCTGTAATGTTACCTGAAGTTGATATTGCGTTACTACCAAAATCACCTAAGAAGGTGGCTACATTGCTATTGCTATAATTCCCAGTTGGTAAATTTGTTAACTGACTACCATCGCCAATAAAGAAATTACCCGTAATATTACCTGAAGTTGATATTGCGTTACTACCAAAGTCACCTAAGAAAGTAGCTACATTACTATTGCTATATGTACCTGGTTGAACTGGTAAGCCAGTTAATTGACTACCGTCACCAATAAAATAGTTGGCTGTGACATTGCCAGTTAAACTTGCGGCATCAACCGTAAGAGTTCCTGTGCCTGGATTATACTTAAACAAATTAGTACTACTGATATATCCAGCAGAATTAGAATAAATGACAGCGTTACTATAAAAGTTAGGCGAATAAAGATCAGTTATTGTAATTAATCCAGTGGCAATATTATTAGCATCAATATTGCCGGTCGTACTAATATTTGCTGTAGTTAAATATGCCGCTACATTAGTATTACTATAATTGCCAACTGGTAAATTTGTAAGTTGGCTACCGTCACCAATAAAGAAATTACCAGTTATATTACCTGAAGTTGATATTGCATTACTACCAAAGGTACCTAAGAAAGTAGCAACATTACTATTGCCGTATGTACCAGGTTGAACTGGTAAACTAGTTAATTGACTACCATCACCTTTAATATAATTTCCAGTTATGTTGCCGTAGGCACTTAGTGATCCGCCTGACATACTTGATGGTATTGTAATATCGCCACCACTTACTGTTAATCCTTGTACTCCGGTAATGTTGGCACTGACAACTGTTAGTTCTGACCCAGATGTTATGTTGCCCAAAACACTAATATTGCCTTGTTGTATATTAAGATCACTCAGTACATTGCCACTTAAACTTAAATTGTCACCATTGATATTTTGTCCACTTACATTACCAGTAGCACTTAAATTAGCACTTATTATATTGCCTTCCGCGCTGATACTGCCACCCAGGCCGGTAATGGAAGACATTGTAAGATTTCCACCTTCCATTGTAAGGCCATTAACACTATAAATGTTAGCGCCATATGCAAAGATGTTACCACTTAAACTGATATTGCCTGCGGATATATTAGCGGCATTTACATTACCACTTATGTTGGCATCACTAATAATATTACCTGATAAACTTAGGTTAACAGCATTAATATTGCCCAATAAGTTAGCACCAAAAGCATTAAGATATCCGCCGAGGCCAGTAATTTGATTAATATTAATATTACCAGCATTGGAAGTAATGCCTGTTACTGTGTCAATTAATAATCCAGAGGCTGTAATATTACCTGAAGTTGATATTGCGTTACTACCAAAATCACCTAAGAAGGTTGCTACATTGCTGTTGCTATAATTCCCAGCTGGTAAACCTGTTAACTGACTACCATTACCAATAAAGTAATTGCCTGTAATGTTACCTACAGCATTAATATTACCAGGAGCAGTTAAGTTTCCGGTAGGGTCAAAGTTCCAAGATTTTGTATTGCCGGTGTTGCCAGAGTTACTTGTGATTACTATATTAGAAACAGCATCTATGTTTAATTGGCCCATATCCTCACGGATGTAAACATTTTGATCAGCACTCAATACAATACCAGCACCTTGGGTAGCATTACCTGGGCCGATTAAATTGCCAGTGCCGGTTTCAAATGTCCAGAGACCGTATCCATCGTTGCTAACATTGATAACTAGGTTGCCATCAGCACTAGCTATATTAGCATAACTGTTGCCATTAGATATTTTGTTTGAGGCGCCGCTGGGCACATTGGTTAACTGACTACCATCACCAATAAAATACGCCGAAGTAGTATTTCCTACAACGGATACGTTACCGTCTAATGATATATTGCCACCAGCTGATATATTGCCTGTGGTGCTAAAGTTACTGGCAAAGGCGTTACCTGTCACAGAGAAATTGCCGCTACCTAATACATTACCTGATGTACTAAAATTTCCGCCAGTTACATTACCGTTAGCAACTGCATTGCCAGAAGTTGAAAATTCACCTGAAGTAAGATTACCTGTATATGTAGGCAAGTAATCTGCTACATTAGCATTACCATATGTGCCTGGTTGAACTGGCAAATCAGTTAATTGACTACCATTACCAATAAAGTATGCGGATGTAACATTGCCTACTACACTGACACCGTTACCTGAAATAATTAAATTAGCTGTGCCACCAAATGCGCCACCACCAGCATTGTATTGAATACTGTTTGTCGGGCCACCAGCTACGCCGTTGCCAGATCCGCCAGCACCAACCATAACGCCGCCGGCAGTATTGCCATCACTTACATAGATAGCATTAGTTGTTGGGTCATACCATAGTCGTTGCTCTTGCCCTACATAAGTAGCGGCGTCGGCATTGTTATCTCTGCTGGTAAAGAATCTTTGTATTGCTACTGGGTCATTTGGAATATTGGCAGACATAAGGCTTCTCCTTAGTCATCCAACGGTTCATCGTTAGCAAGTTCTTGAATTACTGCTGGATTAAGACCAGCTGCTCTACGAAGAGCAACAATTTCATCTTCCTGAATTGGAGCTGGAATTTCTTGAGCAACATCATAAGCATCTAATTCAGCTGTATGGTCATAAACATTATCAACATCAACTGCTCGTTTAAGCAATTCAATTTTTAATTGTAATGGTGGAATCATAATGCCATCTGGTTGTTCAGCTTCACCACTGCGATTAACTACGTCACCGGCCTCAGGTTCTATAACAACCGCAGCATCCGGTTGAACTGTATTATCTTCTCCAGTGCCATGTTGCTCAATTGTGTCGGCTAATGCTCTTAATATTTCTTCGAATCTCATTTTATCTTATCCCTGCGGCTGTTTGTAATGCTATCATAACATCATCTTCTTCGTAAATTGCCTTAGTAGGCAATCCGGCGGCAACACGCCATTCATTTAATTCACCTTCGTGTTGTTCCCGGTAACTTTTTGGCGACAATGGAACTAACCGCGCAAATTCTTCTTCTGTATAAGGATGTGACTCACCTTCATAAACCAGAGTCCAATCCTTAGGTTCAAACTCTGTTAATGTCGCCAAATCTCCTAACAACTGTTCTACATGACTAGGAGCAGTACTACGCCGACGCAATTCAACATATACTAAGTAACGATTAGGTTTGATTTCACCTGGCGACTTATCAGCATCAATAACAAAGTCATAGCCTTTTTCAAACCAATTCATTAGGTCTTTGGCAGCACTGGGATCGCGAATAAAAAACGACAATACAATAATATCATCGTCTTCGCCCATCTTGGATGTAAACTCGTCAACATGGATTGTAGGCTTTAACAAACCTTCCATGTCTTTATAGCCCAGGGCCTCAAATACAAATTTAGAATTGTTCAATTGGTTGCTCATTTGTGTTTTCAATATCTTGCTGATTTACATCTTTAGTATAAGCATCGTCTAAGTTTTTCAAATCAATTTCTTGATCTTCCATTTCAACGCTACCCGTGTGTATGTCATTCATCAAACTCTTTGGCATAGTAATTTCAACTAACCAAATCTTTTTCTCAATAATTCTAGCAATCTTAGTTCCTGGACGATAGTCTGTAGGATCTTCAATTTTAATTGGCATTTTCATTGTGGTTTTTTTATACTTAACTTCACAATCAAATGGCAATAATCTGCGGCCACCGCGTGGGTCCGGCATTAAATTCTCTGGCCATAAAAAGATACAACTAACTTTATATTTAGAAACTGTAGGGCCTTGTACTAGCTCGCCTATTTCCCAGTTTTTAAATGCATATACGTCTAATTCGTCTAATACACGCTCAAAATCCAATAGGGTCAGTAATGTACCCTCACTAAGGTAGATATCCTGAATATTCTTGGCTACTTGCCAATAATCTTCGTGATCTTTGAATATTTCTGAGTCAAAATCTTTATTTGCCATGGTACTACTATTTAGTTAAATGGAAAGGTTAAGGTTATTTTGAAATTAAAGCGCAGAACAGCACTTTGGACTATTACTTATGCTTTTAATCCAAAATATCAACACCCATAGAATATAAAAATCATGGGTCGTAAATACTCTTGACAGCAAGGTGCTGTCGGAAGTAACTCAACTACAAACGGAGTCTAAATTGAGTAGACACAGAGCAGTAAAATCACAAAAACGCCAAATGGCACAACCAGAAAACACAATACGCTTCGACCAAGTTAAACCAGTAAAACAACGCCCGATTGACATAGTTCCTAGAACTAGAAATCAGGAAAAGTTAGTATTGGCTTTACAGGACGATAGTCAGCATATTGTCGTAACAGCGGGCCCTGCGGGCACAGGAAAAACATTTTTAGCAATGTTAGCCGCTGTAAAAGCATTTAGAAATGGAGATGTGGATCGTATTGTATTAACTCGCCCAGCAGTGGGTGTAGAGAACGAAGAGCATGGTTTCTTGCCCGGTGATCTCAACCAAAAGATGGACCCGTGGGTACGTCCATTAACTGATATCTTGCGAGAATATTATCGCCAACCCGATATAGCCGCTATGATTGCCGAGCAAACTATTGAGATAGCCCCTTTAGGTTTTATGAGGGGCCGTACTTTTAAAAACTGTTATATCATTGCTGACGAGATGCAAAACGCAACTCCTAATCAATGTAAGATGTTATTAACTCGTATAGGGGAAAATAGCAAAATCGTCATCACTGGCGATATAGAGCAAGCCGACCGTATTAAAGGCAACAATGGCCTCGCAGATTTATGCGAAAGATTGGGGGAAGGGGGTGTAAAGGGTATAGCTGTTTGCG